ATGCTCGCACGTTCGTAACTCGGAACAAAAGCAGAATCAATCCCATTCACATTCGGCACGCTCCGCGAGGAGTTAGCCAATGCAGACTGGCCGCGTCACACGCGGGAGCGCACGCAATTCCTGGGCTGTAACGAACATTTCGAAAGGACAATGCCATGGAAGATTTCATTTTTCCGCGCCGTGCGAAACCCGGCTCCGGAGCTGTTGACAAGCGCAGTCTGCCAAGCCGCGGTGCGGGATATCTAAGCCCCGAGGATGCGAGGGCCTATGCCGACGACCTTTTGCGCAGCGCTCTTGAGGGCCCGTCGGCATACACGGCAGAAGGGCTGCGGAAATCTCTGGGTAAGCTGTCTGAGCGTGGTGACGGTACCTACAGCGCCAGGCCACGGAAGGGCCTCAGTGGCATGCAGGGAAATCTTGAGGGCGTAAAGACCGAACTTAACACCCTGCAGTCCAAGGTCTCGAATGACGACGGGATGGCGACTCTGAAGGATATCGTTTCGTCGATCCAATCGATGCAGGAGCTGCTGGCCGAGCAGGAACACCAGGGCTTCTACGAGGATCCCTACAGGAACGAGCCGCAGCTTCGAAACGAGGACGACGCCCCCTGGAACAACCCGAAGCGGCAGCCCATTTCACTGAGGAAAGCGCTCGACACATGGAGGGAGTGAGCGGTCGTTCTGGCTATTTGAGGCTTTCGAGCGCGATGTAGAGTGTGCCGAGTTTCAGGCGGCCGGCGTCTGTCTTGTAGTAGAGCACTTCGGCATGAGGGCGGACGCTTGCGACGGAGGTCTCGTAAGATCCGTCCGCGAAGAAGCAGCAGGGATTGTCGCCGTCCCAGGACGACGCAACACGCAGACGGTAGCTGCCGTAGCCCATGAAGAAGCGTAAGCCGATCTCATAATCGCCGACCGTGAGGGTGCAGACGCTTTCATCGCCGCACCAGTTCGTCGCGTGATCGAAGGTCTTGTCGTCCTTGAGCAGAAAGGCCTTGACGAGGTAGTGCGGCTCTCCCGATTGGCCGCTCGCCGAGGTGGGGGAGGTCGCGGCGGCCAGAAGCAGGGCTGACAATCCCAGGCTCGATAGTCTTCTCATGGGTTCCTCGTTCGATAGACGCGCGCGTCTGTGACTGGTGCCGGCCATCCGCTCCGCTCAAGCCTTGCGCCGGGACCGGCATCCGGACCGAGGCGTTTGATGCTGAAATGGCTGGGCAGGCATGTTCGTCTGATAATTGCGAATGTGACCCAGGGTGGCAGATTGCTCTGGTTCGCACAGCGGTAGCGCGGAACAAAAGCAGAATCAAGGCAGCGTTCGACGCAAAATTTCGATCGAAAGCGATCGCTCTCCAACTGAGGTCCACAGCATGAAACCAGAGGAACGGGCAGCGGCTGCGCGCGCCATTCTCGACGTGCCCTATTTCGACGACATCATGAACGAGCTGGAATGGGCGGCGATCAATGGCTGCATCCATGCCGGCCTTACCGACGATGCCGGCCGGGCGGCCTATGCCGCCGAGGCCCGCGCCATCCGAAACTTCCGGGCCAAGCTCAAGTTCCTGACGGAACAAGCCAAGGCCGACGGCAAGGGCGCACCCGCCTGACGGGCAAGCGCTTTTACTGGGCATTCCTAGGCGGAAGCAACCGCGTGCGAATGTCCTTTTTACTCAAGAAGGTCACGCCATGACGAACGATAGTGCCAACCTGCCTTTTGGCGGGAGCAAAACCGTTGATCCCGCAACCGGGCTTGACGATGCCGACCTCGATTTCTGGGAGCCCGAAGATGACGAGGCCAACCTGGAGCAGGGAGAGCTGAACGAGTACGGAGCGGACGACATTCGCGGCGAAGGCCACGACGACCCGCAATATTCCGACGACGAGCCGAGCGAGCCTGACGAGGACGCGGCGGCCAACGACGACGCGGATTTTCTGGTCGTGCTCAAGGGCGGCGAGGAGGTGCCGTTTTCCGAGCTGAAGCTCGGTTACATGCGGGACCGCGACTATCGCCACAAGACGCAGGACATCGCCAATCGCGGGCGGGCGCTCGAAGGCATGGCAAGCCGGGTGGCGCAATCGGCCAATGCCTTTGCCAATCTCATTGCCAGCCAGATCCCGCCCGAGCCGCCGGAACATATGGCCGCCCTCGACCCGGACGGCTATCGCCGGCAATGGGCGCTGCACCAGGCGGGGCTCGACAGGATCGACGAGATCCTCTCGATTGCCGAGGCGCCGGCGACGGTGGTGGAGGCGCTGGCGGATGCGGCGAGCGACGAACAGCTCGAGGCGGAAAACGCCAAGCTGATCGAAGCCTTTCCCGAGATCGCCGATGGCGAGGGGCGGCTTTCCTTCTTCGCCGGCGCCTTCGACGTGGCCGAAGCGCTCGGCTTTTCGCAAGCTGAGGTGCGCGAGGTCACCGACCATCGCCTGTTCAAGCTCGCCCACTATGCCCGCCTCGGCCTTGCGGCCGAACAGGCCAAGAAACGGGCGATGAGCAAGCTGCAGAGGGCGGCTGCGCCAGTGGCGCGGCCAAGGCCAGCGGGCAAGGCCGGGCAGGCACCGGGGCGGAGCCGGGAAGCGATGAAGCGGCTCACAAAAAGCGGCTCGATCCGCGACGCGATGGGCGTCGACTTCGACTGATCCCCGTGAGGTCCTGCTGGAAATCCGTCACAAACAGAGTCCGGAAACCGTTCCATCTCTTTGTTTTTGCTGATTTCTGGCGATCGCCTTCTGCCAAAAATCTCCTGTCAAAATCGATCTGGCAGTGCGCGCGTCCTTTCCGGCGCGGGCGGTGCCGACCTATCTCAATCAATCAAGGACACTAGCATGGCTGTCGTAGCAAACACCTTCACGACCTCGCAGGCCGTGGGCAACCGCGAGGAGCTCTCGGACGTCGTTTCCCGCATCACGCCCGAGGATACGCCGATCTATTCGCTGATCGAAAAGGGCAAGTGCAACACGCACCACCCGGAATGGGAGACGGACGAACTGGCCGCCCCCGGCGAGAACATCCGCCAGGAAGGCGACGAATACACCTTCGGTGCCATCATCGCACCGACCAGGCTCGGCAACTATACCCAGATCCTGCGCAAGGACTGGATCATCTCCGCCACCCAGGAGGTGGTTGCCGAAGCCGGCAACGTGCAGAAGCGCAAGTACCAGAAGCTGAAGAAGGGCGTGGAGATCCGCAAGGACCTCGAATATGCGATCGCCGACACCAATGCCTCGGTCTCAGGCGCCACGCGCGAATTCGGCTCGCTGCCGACCTGGCTGACGACCAACGTTTCGCGCGGGGCCGGCGGCGCCAATGGCGGCTACAACCCGACGACCGGGCTGACGGTGGCCCCGACCGACGGCACCCAGCGCCCCTTCACCAAGGCGATCCTCGACCAGGTGATGCAGACGGGCTACCAGAACGGCGCCAATTTCCGCCACGTCTCGGTCTCTCCCTACGTGAAATCGGTCTTCGTCACCTTCATGTCCGACGCCAACGTGGCGCCGTTCCGCTATGCCGTCTCGCAAGGCGGCGAGCGCAACACGATCGTGGCCACGGCCGACTACTATGAAGGCCCGTTCGGCACCGTGATGATCCACCCGAACCGGGTGCAGGCGGGCAGCGCCAAGCTCGCGCGTAACGCCTACTTCCTCGACACCGACATGCTCTCCTTCCTGTGGCTGCGCGGCATCCAGGAGGACAAGGCGGTGGCCAAGACCGGCGACGCCGACAAGGGCGTGATCATCGGCGAGGGCACGCTGAAGGTGCGCAACGAAAAGGGCCTCGGCGTTGCGGCCGACCTCTTCGGGCAGAGCGCGGTGAGTTGATCCCGGAGTCCTGCACATTGGAAAGGGCGGCCATTGGTCCGCCCCCGATCGATCGAAAAACCGCTGCAGAGGCTGCCGTCGGAGCGAGCAGGGCGACGAGCATTCTGCTCAGCACGCCATCAATACCCATCAAGGAGACCAAAATTGAAAAATCTAGGACGCGTTCGCCTGGTACGTCGATTACGACAGGCATGAGGGGGACAGCAACAAACGCTTTCCTGAACTGCCGCATTTGTCGAAGGACAATCTGCGAAACGTCAGGGGTATCAGAAACGCGAATGCGCACGCTTACACCAGCGCCATGATCGATCGCAATCATACCACGGCCTTGGCAAGCGGACTTGGCACGGGCAGGGAGTGGGAAACCTGGCTGTCCGACCAGTGGAATGGCGAGGACAACACCAAGGATCATCTGCGAGACGAGTGGAACAACGATGTCGGCCGCCAGATAGGACGCTACGCCGAGGCACACGATCTCGGCGAGCCAGAAGTCCTGGAGCTTGTCGATTATGCCCGACGCAACAGTGACCTGATTCGTTCGATCAGCGATACCGTGCCGGACCCGCGCCTCAAAACCTATTCGGAGGCTTCCGAGCGCCCGTCCTAGTCGGGCCCACCCCCGCGCAACCTGCCGCCCCTGGAGACGCTGCACGAAAAGCGGGAGCTGCAGCGGATGCAGGCAAATGCCGATGGGTGGCAGTCAAAACCTCCTCTGCCTGAAGAGGGTTTCTGGAGTGGGCTTATTCCCGGCCGCGGCACGCTCAAGCAGATGAAGAAATCATGGCGTGAATAACGCACCGCATAAGCTGTATGAAACGCTGGAGTTCAACCTTGCGTTTGTTCATGAAATGTTCTACTGGCTGGTAACTCGTTACGCGCTGCAAGTGAGGGTGCGGTATGAATAAGTGGCTAAAGGCATTGCTCTACACCGTTGTCGCTCTCTTCGGTGCTGGTTGGGCTGGTCCTCGCGATCTTCGATCCGTATTCGTTTGAAGACATGAGCCGCGGCGGGATTTGCGAAAGGAGCGGTGATGTAGCGCCGCAATGTGCGATGCCGCCAGAGAGTGCCGAGAAGGTGTTGGCCGCATTGTTCGCTTGCGACGCCCAATTCTTCAAGATCCTCGACGAGGAGAAGCCTGTTTTCAAGAGGGCGCATATCGTGGCTCACCCATACAACCTTCTCGACTCGAGCGATCCGCGGATTTCTGTTGTTCCGTTCGCCCAGCCCGTCGAGGCTTATGGACTTCACCTCACCGGTTACGCCCAACAGGCCTTGCCGGGAAAGAGCGACTACACCTGGGGGTTTTATGCATCTGAACAGCCCTACGAGGTCGAGCGCGCGCTGGAAACGGCCCGCAACGACGCGCCTGCGGCAAACCCACGTGCAGGCGCGTTCACGATATCGGCGTCCGACGCCGCTGATTTTCCTGGAACACGGCTTGGTTGCCGTGTTGCCGGGGCCTCCGGTGTCGAGGACTTGCCTTCGATCTACGATCTGTTCCTGTCTCGAGACATCACTACGAGACACTCCGATAAGTTCGATCTCTTCGTCGCGTCGGTGATAAAGACCTTCTCGGATTTTGGGCGATAGGAAGATCCCATCAACGATCGTCGAGGCATGCGATGATCATTGCATTCTCTTAGGCGGAGAATGGAGACTTGCTCAGATCAGTTTGGCGACCGTGGCCGTTGTTGCCGCAGGCATCTTTACCCCTTCGGCTTTTGCAGCGGATAGGCTGCTCGGCGCCATGATCACCTGCAAACCGGAGTTCTTGAAGGTGCTGCAGGCACGACGCGGCTCCTTCGAGGGACGCCGCACTGCCCCGTGCGCGTGCCATTGCTGAGCAACACCGGGTGAGCTTCTGGCGAAGTCCTTCTTTGCTGCGCTTAAAGGATGCCGCCATCGGCCCGGCCGCTGAAAGTGTGCGAGGCCTGAACGATGCCAGGAAGGCGCATGCTCGTGTCTATACGAGCGCCATGACTGAGCGCGGCGGCAATCGTCGACGACTTTCCGCCGAGCCCGGCCCGGGCTTCCGCGGCGATCCATCGGTGGCAAGTCCAACGACCTTGACCGGCGCTGCGGACCTGCCAGCGTTTGCTCGTCCTATTCGGCACGAGCCGCGCCGGGCGTCGACCGACCAACAACAATGATGCAATTGAGGTTTGATGTGACACAACGAGACAAGACGCTCGGCGGACAGGGCCTGCCCGAGAGAATTCAATCGCTGCGCGAAGCAATCGACTATTCGACGAAATCCCCTTGTTGCGGAGCAAACTGATAGCCCGGGACGGAGCGCCGCGGGCGCCGACGGGGTGTTCCGTCACCCATCCGCCGGCACGCCCCTCAACGACATTGCTCGCAGCCGCTTGATGCCTTCCCAGACGGACCCTGGTCCTGGCCGCTTTGGCCCGCAAAACGGCGTGCTGCCAACCGAGGGTTTTCGCCCGTTGATGGCGAACGACCAGCGCGGCGGCAATATTGCCTCGGAACCGCGAAGCAGAGATAGTGCCGCCGAAGCATTCCGCACGAGGGTCGTCGAGAAATCCAATCGGGATGGATCACACGATATCGGCTGGAGTGACTTTGGCTCGCTGCTTGGCTCGGCTGTCGGGGCTCTGCTTGGAAGCGGTGCGGCATCGGTGGCAGGCACGGTCGGCGGATACTATGCAGGAGGCTACGGGCCTGGTGTTATCAAGGAAACCGGAAGAGCCGTCGGGCGAGGCGGTTTCAACGGCGACCTGAGCGGCCTGCGTTGAAAAACGATCCGGATCTTGCCGGCGATGGCGTTGGCAGATCCTCTCTTGGGACTGGGATATGTACCATCTTAAAGAAGCGTTGATATTTGCGGCATTTGCCTACCTGTTTCTCTCCCTTTTCGAACGAGCCTTGAAGATTTCACCCAGACTGTCGGCGATGCCACGGGCGATCGGAAGGTTTGCCGTGGCGCTGCTCGCGGTGGTTTTCGTCAGATACCTGCTGTTGCCGCTCTAGGCAAAATCCGCATGCGGGCGGCAGCGCGACGTTGGCTGGGCTCCGCCGGCGTCGAATGGCATACCGACGTTGCGGGAGTCTGGAGCAGGCGTCGGCCGCGACGGGCGCACGCTTTGCGACGTCTGATGCGGCACTCATAGGCACGTTCCTCCGCAGCAGAATCATGCCCCGCAGAAGATGGGCGACCGAACCGATGCAGGCGGGCCTTCCGCCAAGGTGAGCCTATGGCCGCCACCGCCCCACGCACCCGCCGATCTCGGGATCCCGCCAAGGGCGCCGCCGCAATAACACCTGACGCCGGATTCGGAGGTTTGGTGGGCGTCCGATCCCCTTTCAAAAGAGCAATTTTTGCCAAGACGGCTCTCCGGAAGCCGTCTTTTTTCATGGAGATTTTTATGTCCGAAGCAAAGAAGCCCGTACCCGTTCGTCTCGTTTACGACGTCTGGTTCCGCGACGACGTGCGCACGGCGGCCGGCGCGATCGTGTCCTTGAGCCTTGATGAGGCCAAGGCACTGATCGCCGCCGGCAAGGCCGAGCGCGCAGACCCGCTGCCGGGAGAGTGACCCATGGTGATCCGTGATGGAGCCTGGACGCTCTACGATCATGACAAGATGACCGGTCGGTCGGTCTGGCACCATTTCGACGGGGAGAAGGATGTCTATCGCGTCGACTATCCCGTCGACAATCTTCTGAGCGAGAACCAGGAGGTGCGCCACAACGCCGAAAAAGCCTGGCGCGGCGACTGGCATCGCGTTGCCTCGGTTCCGCTCAACGTCGCGCATGCCTCGGGTCTGGTGAAGGCCCATTCCGACGGTGACGACCGCTTCGTCAAACGCTTCCTCAATGATGGCGACAACCGTGCCTGGCGCACCAAGGAGGGCAGGCTATGAGCAGCATTGCCGATTACGCCGCATTGCTGGTCGACGCGGGTGAATACAGCGGGCGCAACGACATCGCCCATCTGTTTCCCCGGTTCGTCGGTCTTGCTGAATTGAAGCTCAACCGGATGCTGCGCGTCAGCGACATGGAAGCGACGACAGCGCTCTCTGTCGTCGAGGGCGACGCGCCGCTGCCTGCGGACTATCTTGAGGCGCGGCAGGTTCTAACCGCAAGCGGCCGGCCGATCCGCGCGATGGCATTGCAGCAGCTTGCCGGGAACGGCTCTGCCGGCGCCGGCGCACCACTCGGTTATGCGGTTGTCGGCAATCGGATCAGAGCTTTTCCGCCCGGCAATTACGGCCTGACGATGACCCACTACGCCCGAATCCCGCCGCTTTCAGCCGCAAGCCCGACCAACTGGCTGCTTCAGAAGGCGCCGGATGTCTATCTCTATGGGCTCGTCGAGGAGATCGCCATCTGGGAGCGTGACGCCGGCAAGGCCGGGGCCGCGCAGCAACTGAAGATGGCGGCGCTTGGTGGTCTCGGCGTTGCCGACGAACGCGCCCGCTGGGGCGATGCCCAAATGACCGTTGGAGGCATGACCCCATGACCTTGCTTTCCGCAATCAACGAGGTGTGCGACATCGTCGCGCTCGACCGTTTCGACAGCATTTATGGCTCGATCGATCCGAACGCACAGGCCATGGTGGCGCTGGCACAGGAAAGCGGCGAGGAGATTTCCCGTCGCGGCGACTGGCGGCGCCTGTTGAAGCAGCAGGTGGCGATCATCTCGCCGATGACGTTGCCGGCGGACTACCAACGGCTGACGCCGGGCGGCGCCGTCCGGGCCGCATCCGGCGAAAGCTTCCGGCCGATCACCAACGGTTCGCAATGGGCCGTCATCACGGCAAAAGGGTCGGCGCAGCCGTTTTTCTTTCTGCGTGGCAACCATCTGCTGTTCTCGCCGGCGTCGGCAGGCGTGGGCGCCGTCATCGACTACGTTTCCAGGAACTGGGTGCTTGGCGATCCCTATGAAGAACGCGACACGCTGACCGCGGATGACGATCGGACACTGTTTCCGGAACGTCTGCTCGCCAAGGGTATTCTCTGGCGATGGAAACGGCAGAAGGGGCTGCCCTTCGACGACAGCCTCGCCGAATTCGAAGCCGATCTTCTTCAGGAAATCAATGCCGACCGGGGGGCCTCATGAAGGTTGAACTGAAGCCCGGAAGAATCGGGCAGAGCAATCGTGGCGCCGTCAGCGTCGGCAGGGCTCAGACCTCGCAACCCATTACCTTTCCGGCACCGAGGAGCGGTCTGGTGACGACAGCCGACATGGCCTCGCAACAGCCCGGCTCGGCGACTGTCCTTCGCAATTTTCTCCCGACGCTCGTTGGTTGCCGCATTCGCGGCGGCTCGCAGAAACGTGGACGCGCGGCAGATGGCGGCACGATCCGCAGTGCCTTCAAATACAAGTACGGTTCGTTCGAAAAGCTGTTCATGGCGACCGATACTGCCATCTACGACATGACATCGCCGGCCGCACCGCCGGCCGCAACGGCCGCCGCTGTCGCGGGGCTTTCCGGTGGCGACTGGTGCACCTTCCAGCACACCAATGCAGGCGGTTCGTTTCTCGTCTGCCTCAACGGCGCCGATCCGCGGCGGGTGTACAACGGCAGCACCTGGACGACGGCGCCGGAGATCACCTTTACCGACGAAACGACGATGGCGCAGCTGAACTACGGATGGCTGTTCAAGAACCGGCAGTTCGTCCTGAAGAACGCCACGCTCGACGCCTACTATCTGCCGGTCAATTTGGTCGGCGGCGCAGCCAAGCTGTTTCCGCTCGGCGGGGTGATGAAAAAAGGCGGCTCGCTGCTGACGGGTTTTTCCTGGTCACTCGAAAGCGGCGACGGGCTTTCCGATCTCTGTGTTTTCGTCTCGACCGAGGGGGAGGTGGCTGTCTATGCCGGATCGGACCCCGGCGACGCCAACAGCTTTGCGCTGAAGGGTGTCTATCAGATTGGCCGGCCGCTTGGCAAAAACGCCTGGATCCGCGCCGGCGGCGATATCCTGATCGCCACCAGCGACGGGCTGACGCCGATCTCACAGGTGTTTCAGCGTGATCGCCAGGCGCTGAGCCAGGTTTCGATTTCGCGCCCGATCGAAGATGACTGGCGGCGGGCGGCGAATGCGACCGGCGCGGGCTGGGTGGTGAAACAGTGGCCGGAGCAGAACCTCGTCTTCATCGCCTTTCCCGCCAACAGCGTCGTTGTCGACACGACTTTTGTGCTCAACGTGCTGAGCGGTCGATGGTCGACGATCAGCAACTGGGAGGCAAGCTGCTACGAGACCCTACAGGGCGGGCTGTTCTTCGGCTCGACCGGTGGCTTTTGCTGGCAGGGTGACACCACCGGGACCGATGACGGGCTTGCCTTTACCGCCGCCTATCTCTCGCAGTTTACGCCGGCGACGCAGTTTGGGCAGCGGGCGCGGGCTACGCTCGCCCACATGTTCTTCCGAGCGAAGAGCAAGCCGAAGGTACGGCTCTTTGCCCGCGCCGATTTCGACAGGACGATCCCGCCATCCGACCAGGTCACGATCGGCGATGCGGCTGCATCGGAATGGGATGTCGGCCTATGGGACAGGGCGGTGTGGGATGCCCTGACGCAGCAGCTTCGTTACAGCTTTCGCCAGAATGTGCGGGCGGCGGGCGACATGCTGGCGGTTGGCTGCGCCGTCACTTCGGGCGGTGAGGTGAGGCTCGACCTCGAAGTGGACCTTGCCACATTGCAGGTGCAAGCCGGGGAGGCGAGCGCATGAGGATCGCCTGGGGTGGCGCCGTTAACCTCGAGGCGAACCAGGCGATTGCCGATTTCATCGCCAGCCACATCGCCGGCTGCGAGCGTGGCTTTGCCGATTTCACCACCATGGGCGTATTCGCAAACGATGCGCTCGTCGCCGGCGTGGTGTTTCACAACTATGCGCCGGAGGCGGGCGTCATCGAGCTTTCGGCGGCCTCGACCAGCAAACGCTGGCTGACACGCCCGGTGGTCCGGGCGATGTTCGGCTACCCTTTCGATGAGATCGGCTGCCAGATGGTGGTTCTCAGGGTCTCTGAGCGCAATGCCGGCATGATCGCGATCGCCGAACGCTTCGGCTTTTCGCCGCATCGAATTCCCCGCCTTCGCGGGCGCGCGGAAGCGGAAATCATCTTCACACTCACGGACAACGACTGGCGGGGCCATCCCGCGAACCAGAGGTAGGCACCATGGGAAAACCCAAAGCTCCGAAGCCGCCGGACCCGCGCGAAACCGCGTCGGCCCAGACTGCGACCAACATCGGGACCGCAATTGCGAATGGCACACTCGGCAACATCAACCAGGTAACGCCGGACGGGAGCCTGACCTATAGCCAGACAGGGTCGACGAAGTGGACCGACCCGATGAACGGCAAGGTCTACGATTTGCCGAACTGGACGGCGACGCAGACACTTTCGCCGGCGCAGCAGGCGATCAAGGACCAGACGGACGCCGCCGAAAAGAACATGGCGACGCTCGCCAACAACCAGTCGGCGCGGCTGAACGACCTTCTGGGGCGCCCGATCGACCTTTCCGGCGCGCCGGCTGCCGGCAACCCCAGTGCGATCAACCTGCCGCAGTACCAGCAGTATGGCCCGGGCCCGACGCTGCAAACGACGCTGCCGAACACCGGGAACGTGCAAGGGGCAGTTGCAAATTCCGGTGCAATCCAGACGTCGCTCGGCAATGCGGGGGAGGTCAAGCGAAACTACGAGACCAACTTCGACACCAAGCGCTACGAGGACGCGCTGATGGCGCGCATGAACCCGCAGCTCGACCGGGACCGCGCAGCCCTGGAGACGCAGCTTGCCAATCAGGGCCTGCAGCCGGGCTCCGAGGCCTATAACCGGGCGATCGACCAGGCGAACCGCCAGGCGAACGACGCGCGCTTCGGCGCAATCCTCAACGCAGGGCAGGAGCAGTCCCGTCTCGTCGGGCTCGCGCAGCAGGCGGCCTCCTTCGAGAACGCGGCACAGCAGCAGGCTTATGGCCAGATGCTGCAGAACGGCCAGTTCGCCAACCAGGCGCAAAACCAACAGTACACCCAGAACGCCAACAACATGCAGCTCGCCAATGCCGCGCAGCAGCAGAACTTCAACCAGGCACTCGCCGCTGCGGGCTTCAGCAACGACGCCCTGCAGCAGATGCACCAGAACAGCCAGTCGACGACGGCAGCCAACAATACGTTGAAGGACCAGACCTTCAACGCCCAGCAGGCCCAGATCGCGGCTCAAAATGCGGCGCGGGCGCAGTATCTCAACGAGATGTATGCGCAGCGCAACCAGCCGATCAACGAGATCTCGAGCCTGCTTTCGGGTGCGCAGGTAAACAGCCCGAATTTTGTGCCGACGCAGGGACAGAGGATTGAGGCGCCTGATTACATGGGAATGGTGCAGAACAATTATCGGGGGCAGCTCGAAGCCTATCAGTCGCGGCTGAGCGCTGGTAGCAACATGCTTGGTAGCGTGCTGGGCATGCCTCTCTGGAGCCGCAAATCCGACTCGGATAGACGCCTAAAGAAGGACGTCAAGAAGGTCGGCAAGCTCGACGGGCACTCGCTCTACGAATACCGCTACAAGGACGAACCGGCGCGCGGCCCGAAGCACGTCGGCGTCATGGCGCAAGAAGTTGAAAAGACCCGACCGGATGTCGTCTCTCGCGGACCGGACGGCATGCGCCGCGTCGATTACGGCCGGTTGTTTTCTGCCGGGCGAAAGAAACGGTAGCGGCGGTCGACACGCCAATTTGTCCGGCAGCTGAAGCACCCGGCTGTCCAGCGCCCCTTCCAACCAAACATTGAGCGCTCAGCGGAACGCTTTCATGGAGAAAACCCATGCCCAGAACTGGTGGCGTTTATTCGCCCCCCGCCGGCACCAAAGGCGTGCCGAATACCACCATCCAAAGCGTGCCCTACAACACGCTGATCGACGACCTGACGGCAGATGCCAACGCGCCGCGGCCGGTTACGGCCGGCGGCACCGGCGCGACCTCGGCGAGCGGCGCCCGCACCGCTCTCGGAGTGGAGATCGGCTCGAACGTGCAGGCCTACGACGCTGCGTTGCAGTCTATAGCAGGCCAAACAACCGTCGCGAACCAGATCCTCTACACGACGGCGACCGACGCCTATGCGACGACGGCGCTTACCCCGCTCGCGCGCGATCTTGTTGGTGATTCCACCGCTGCCGCGATGAAGACGAGGCTCGGGCTCGCGGCAGTGGCCTCGTCCGGTTCGGCGTCGGATCTCACCACCGGGACGCTGGCTGATGCCCGGTTACCGACGATCATGTCGGGCAAGACCTTTGCCGGCGGACTTACGGTCAGCAATACGCCATCGGCTCACGGGTACATCACTCTTGCAGCTGGTAACGCGACCAACACTGGTTACGTCGATTTGCGCAAGTCCGACGGCAACCGAGCAGGCTACATTGGCTTCGCACCAAACAGTGGCGGCTCAATCGCGCTCAACGCCGAGGCCGGTTTTGGATACAACTTCGAGACCGTTGCGAGGCCAACTTGGGTAGGTATCGGTCTG